GTTTGACCACATTCGCATATTCCTTTTCTTGCTTTTCTTTCTTTTATTTTTTGTTTATTTTTTTTTCTGTATATTTTATTTCTTATACTTATTTGTTCTTTGTTTCGTTGTCCATAGTCTTTCCATGATAATTTATGAATTTGAAAAGTATTATTTTCATTTATACATTTTAATTTAGAAATCCATAACTGTTCATATACTCGTAAATGTTTCCAATCAAATTTATGTTCTCTATATACAAGATATGATTTAATAGGTAAAATAGAAAAATTATCTACTCCATATTTATCAAGATATTTATATAAAGATGTAGAAGTTCTTGATTTTTTATAATCTTTTTGTTTATAATTACATTTATGGTCTGAAAATCTATTTTTTATTTTTTTAAATGTTGATCCTATATAACGAACATTTGCATCTTCGTTATATACAATTTGATAAATATTTCCAATACAATACATTTTATATATATTATATAATTTGTTTTCTTTAAATAGTTGGTGGGTTAAAAATAAAAGTTAAATATAACTTTTTAATATCTACCGCCTACGCAATAATGAACCCCCCACTACACGTCGAGATGCTCTCGATTCCTCAGCAGGAGCAGGCATAGGGGCAGGAGCAGGAGCCATCATCTGAGGAGTCATAGGTGCGTGGGATAAAGGTATAATAGAATCCAAAGAATCCATAAAAGATTTTCCTTTAGCCATCTCCATATGATGATGGGGTACATGATGACCTTGGGAACTAGCCAAAATCATCGATGGGCTTAAATTTCCAAGAGAAGATCTAGCGGAGTTCTGGGCGATACTGAAAGATCCAATGTTGAAAAGAACCATGTAGAAAGTGGCGGTGTAATCATCATTAGAAACATTCTCGAACTCTACATCACACTGGACTGTGAAACTACCCTGCACTCCTGGCGCTAAACCTGAGCTCAGGCCGATGTCTTTTCCATATTCACACATGAAGACAGAACCTCGGTATTTAGACCACTGAGGCCAAGAGAGATTGCATCCGTTGCGTCGGCTAATCTCATACAAATCTTCAGTAGAAGCTCCAGAAAGGAGGGCGGATTCGTTGTTCCAATTGACACGGACAGATTTAATCTTCAAGAAACTATCAGGTTTATCAAAAGTAGAAGTGGCTTCAGATCGACGAGCAAAAAGCATCATGTATCTGGGGATTTGAGAAAGACGTACACTATCGGTAAACTCTCGGCGAGTTTCACCAGGAGTATAAGGAGTAGGAATCTGTCGTAGGTATTGACGAGGTTTGCTGTATCCAAGAGTCTGGACAGCAGGGATAGGCTGGAGATTGTCAGGAGTCAAGTAGCAAACCTGTACTTCAGGAGCTCTGTATTGAACACAAGAAACAGAAGTGATATTAACACCAGGAGCAAGACGAGGGGCACAAGTCAAGGCACGTTGAGTATCAGCTTTGAAACGAAGGTTCAAATGGATTTCGTTCACATTCACTAGACCCTCACGCTGACGACCACAGCCATCGAACATAGGAGAAATGAAGATAGGCTCAACAATTTCATATCGTACAGTTTGGGCATCAACAACTTCATAAGCTAGTGAAGCTCTAGTTGGCTCCATTGCATTCTCACCATACTCAGCGGCTACATTGCGGTTCGTTCCCAATGCAAGGTAATCATCTAACTGCTGAAATTGGTCAGGCTGAGCGGCACTTGTAGACCAAGTTTTGCGTCGGTCATCAGATTCATTTCCGTAGCATAGACGAGCATGGAGAATATCTCCAGTGTTATCGGAAACAGTTTCTCCATTAATCTTCAAAGAAGTAACATCAATCAAAGAATTAGCAGGGAACTGGCGAAGGCAATCATTGCTTCCAATTTCCAAATCACCACCAGATACTTTAACTTCAAGGTAGTATTTGACTTTCAAAAGACGATCGACAATAGTCTGGTTGCTTGGAGGTGAAATGGTTATAATATTGCTGACAGGTGCAGCATTTAATTGATAAGAATCAAAGGTCAAAGTTTGATAGCTTACGCGTTGAGCTCCCTCATGAACAACGTGAAGCGAATCAGCTTCCGATTTAACCTCAGTTCTTGGATCTTTTGCGGTAACGAAACTCATTATAATTATATTATATATATACTAAATAAAAAAATTTCACAGAATATACGAATATATAAATTATTCTATGGATTGTATATAGTTTTTACAACTCTGACCATTGTTCCCCATAATTTTTTGTTAATACAACAATCCAGAAATCAGGTGGATAATGTTTGTTTGTCATAAGTAAATCTGCAAATTCTTTATGAGACAAATCTCTATAGAATATTCTAGCACCTGCGTAGCGACCACATGTATTAGTCTTATCTCTCATTTTTTGTAGTTTGTAAGGACTTGATACAACTTTGTATCCACTTACATCTATTAGATGAGAAAGATGAGGGGTTTCAATTCCCTTGTGACGTCTCATATGAAATTCTGAAAATTTTAATTGTTCATCAATATTGAAGCTATATGAATCAAAGAAGTATATTGTATTGCCTTTACGCCATAATGTACACCAATGACCATCATTTTGTGTAGATTGATAAAGAATAATTGCTCCTAGATTTTTACCTAATACTTGATCGATATTATCAAATTTTTCTAATTCATGATATCGGTATATGTTGTATTTGTTTTCAGTAAGTTCTTTCATATCCTCACCATCAAATGCATAATCTTCACCTTGTAATATTAGTTTATCCATTTTAGTATATAATATATGTATATAATAAAATGTCTATAAAGAGTTTGTAATAAATTCTCTTAGTTTTTGTTCATCTTGATAATCATAACAATATGGAATAATAATAAGTTTTATATTATTCTTGATGCATAATTCAATTTTAAGTTTATCTCTTTCTTTTTGTTCTTCAAATTGGTATTTACCTTTTTTATGAAAATGATTAGGAAAATATTTATAATGTTGTTCCCCATGATATTCAAATGCCATTTGTAATTTCTCACAATATCCATCAAGTTCTAAATTAAAACCTGTCTTATCATGTTTCAAAAAATCTGGTCTAACAGATGGAAACTCTTCTTGTGTTAGTTCTTCTATTATTTTTCTACATAGTTTTTCAGATTTTCCTTTAGAACAATATGGACACCATTTATTTTTATTTTTAATATTATCAAAATTTGCATTCCATTCATGACCTTCTTTACATTTCCATTTCATATATGACCTAGCATTTTTATATTTAGTCGATAAACATTTACCATTTTTTTCTTCTGCTATTTTTTGACATTCTTCAATTTTTGGTTTTTTAAGACCAGCACAATCACGACACCATTGGTTATGATTTTTAATATTACTAAAATTATTTTTCCATATATGACCTTTAGAACATTGCCAATCCATTGGTTTTTTATTACCTTCATATTTAGTCGATAAACATAATCCACCTCGTTCTTCTGCTATTTTTTGACATTCTTCAATTGTTAGTTTTTTTCTTCCACTACAATCAAGACACCATTGATTTATATAATAAATATTACCAAATCTATTTTTCCATATATGACCTTCTTTACATTTCCATTTCATTGGTTTCTGACAATTTACATATTCTTCAGATAAACATTCACCACCTCGTTCTTCTGCTATTTGTTGACATAATTCAATTGTTAATTTTTTAGTCATGATGTATTATATATAATCTGTTCTTTTGTTTATATAAATTTAAAAAGGAGTTTGTTGTGGGACATACTGATTATTTTGAGTCATAGCAAAACGTTGTCTATTAAAGTTCATTCGTTGTTGTTCTGCAATTTTTCCGTTTATCTGTACGATTTGAGGAACTTCTTCCACACTCATAGAAGAAAGAGCAGGTCTTGTTTTTGATACAGGATTCAAAGATTGAAGACCCCAATAAGGATATTTATCAGTTCTTGAAATAGGATTTCCCTCTAAAGTTCCCATAGGAATACGTGAACCATGAAATCCACTCATACGTGTATACATTCTGTGTGCTTGTGATCTGTCAGCTTGATATATAGCCTCTCGTGTAGTTGTTCTGTTAGGGTTTCCATATAATTTATTTTCATTCAATCTCATATTTGAAATTTCAACTGGTATCTGAGACCATCTCATCAATTCTGTAATATTACCAGACATTTTATGTTATTATAATATATAGTAAGATAATAAATAAAATGTCTTTCAAATTATCAAAACAGAAGAAGTTACATAATAGATTTCCAATAGCTCGTGTCCGTGGTGGAAAAGATGATAAGATGTATTTATATCTTGAGACACCACCTTATAAAATATCAGATGTTTCAAAAGAAGTTTTAGAAGAAGTAAATGAAGAAGAATATAAAATATTAGAAGATGCTATACATCAAAATCTTGAACCAGATGAAGAAAAACTCACAGATATATTTTATAAATGTAAAGAATATTTGAAAAATAAGACAAGTAAATTTACTTTACGTACAGGCGGTAAATTAGAACCATTACCTCACCCTAAACTTGTAGAAAAAATTTTAGTGTCAGGTATTAGTGGCTCAGGTAAATCTGTATTTTGTAGTAGATGGATTTATAATTATTTGAAGAAAAATAGAAAAAATAACTTTTACATATTTTCAAGTGTTGATGAAGATGAACCCCTCGATCGTTTAGGAGCAGAAAGACCAGATGCATATGAAGTTGCTTGTAATGGAATGGATCTTGAAGATGTAGAAAATTCATTATTTTTATTTGACGATATCGCAACAATCTCTGATAGAGGTACACGTAAAGGTATCGAGGCATTACGAAATGACCTCTTGGAGTGCGGTCGGCATTATTCCGCATCAGTTGTATGTACTAGTCATTTAATCACTAATGGTTGGGAGAGTAGAAGAGTTATTAACGAAAGTCTAGGTATATGCCTATTTCCAAAATCAAATGCTAAACATATCAAGGCATATTTAAAAAATTATGAACAATGGAATGATTGCGATATACTAAGATGTTTACATCTTAATAGTAGATGGTTCTTTTTAGTAAAGAATCCAATATATCCACATTATATTATACATGAAAAAGGAGCATATCTTGTATAATTAATTTACTTTTTCTTTTGTTCTTTTTCTTTCTTTTCTAGTTCTCTTGCTTGAGACAATAATTTAGAACCTTTCATTCGCATATCTATAGCATTTTTATATTCTTTAGATTTTGTTAAATCTCTATTTGTTGTATCTTGTTTTTTACTAACTTTATTCATTATTTTTTTTGCTTCATCAATTATTTTTAGTGCTCGTTGTTTCATTTCTTGCCATGTTTCTTCTTTTTTTTCTTCTTGTTGTTGTCTTCGTGGTCTGGTTGTTCTTGGTCTAGTTGTTGTAGTAACATTTGATGAAGTTGATTTATCATAATTTTTATTATAGACTAATCTATTTTCTGTTGGACTAAAACCTAATTTATATGCTAATGTTAACATTTGTTGTTTATTCATAGAACTAATCGCACCTAATGATTTACATTTTTCTTGTTTAGCACTTTTCAAAAATCTATATAATGTATCTTTTGTAGTCATATTTTATTATTTGTATAATATAAGATAATAAAATATAATTATGATTTATACGTAAAATATTTTTTCATATAGTTTCTGGTATGTGGGTTTACTGGACATAATCTGCGTATATATTATATAAATAATATATGTATAACAGATATATACAAATATGGACGTTCGCCTGGTGACAATAATCTTATCTGATTCTGACCTTCAGGGATTTCAAGTAATAATGAAAGTAGATGAAACGACAACTGAAAATTATTTAATTAATTATGTAATGGGTGAAGTGAGTGAATTCCTAGTTCGATATAATTTGATAAGCATTCAAGAAAGGCTGTTTTCAAAAACACTTCATATACATGGTTGGAGACCAAGTGAGATTTATCAAGAATCTATATTGAATTATTATATATGTAGTGGTTGTGCTGATACAATGGAAGATGATTTTATTCCTACTTAATTCAATATCTCAATTCCATGATTTTTTTGAAGGTTATAGTAGATCCAGTCAGTAGTAATACTATTAATTGGTATATTAATTTCATCATTATTCGTAGTGGTAGATTCGTATTCAAAAGAAGTATCAGAATAATCAGTATTATCATCTGTATATGTATTCTCTTTAGAAAAATAAAGTATACTATTAATTAATCCCATTTTTATATATTATTATTGAGTTTCTTTATCTATTACAACCGCACCATACAAATCATCATTTGTAAATTGTTCCGACCAATTAATATAAGCTTCTATACCAAAATCATCATACTCGTCCTCTTCTCCTTTATAACAACATAACCAGTATTTTATTATTTCACAACATCTACACATAATATAATATATGTAAATATTATAATGGGTTGTACTAAATCTAAAATGCAAGTATATGAAGAACCATCACCAAGTTCATCATTAGATAATGATACACAAGAATTATTAAGAACTTATACAAATTTACAAAGAAGAAGATTATCATATCCTATTGAAAAAATATTTTATCCACCAACTAGACAAAGGAGACCTCGATTTAATTCCGAGTAATCGTTTAAATCCATATATTATTATATTTTCTATTGATATATGAATAATAATAATAAAACATCATCAGAGATACTACAACAAGTAACCACAGATCTATTTATGATAAAAGAAAAAATAACAGACAAAGAGTACTTGATGATATTAAATAGATGTAAAAGATTATTTGAAAGAATAGACAAAGACAAAAATACAACTTTGAAACTTTATAAGAGATATGATAAATTACGAGATAAGTATATAAAGTTGAGTAGTTCATTTTGTAATTTATATAGTGATACACATGAGCCTAGCGACGACGAGGATAATCTAATAACATTTCAAAGGGCTGACTAGTGCGATAAATATATTTACATATAGTATAATAATGTATAGTTATATTGCTTCGTGGTTCTTCAACCCTACCGAAGATGAAATAATTGTAACACCTAAAACAAAACAGAATAGATATAATGTATTAAAAGAAGTAAAACAATTTGATAAAACTATTTTACTTCCAGTTCCTCAATCTATAGAAGAATTTACACAAGAAAAAAAACCTTCTAAGATTTTTACTTTTAGAATATCAGAAAAAAAAAAACGATCTCGTACAAGAAAACACAAAAGAAAAGAATGAGGAATTTCATAGTTGCAAACTCCATAATATTTTTCCTTTAGAAACGAACAATGTCTTGTATGGGATAATCTTTTTCTCTTCTATTATTTGTTCTTTTTCTTTTTTTGTCGTTTTTTGTTTTTTACTCTTCGGTCTTATATTTCCATGTAAATGTCTTTGATGTTTTTGTGTTTTGAAATGTTGTTTTTGATTATGTTTCAGATATTTACTTCTACAAATAGTACATATAATATGATATCTATTTTTTTGATACCAGAGCATCTGTATTTCTTTCACATATTCAAGGTTTCTTTGTCTATATTGTTTTTGATTTTGTATAACACTCTCCTTGTTATGTTGATAATATGATTTATTATATGACATTTTATAATATAAATTGATTTATTATAAAAGGTTTATATATAAAAATAGTAAGGATTTTACGAAGTTGGATTTAAGGATTTCTGTAAAGTTTGATTTCAACTTGGAATGATACAGGTTGACCAGTAGCAACTATGAGTTCGTCAAAAATAATAGCAAAATCATTAACAGGATTAGTTGGAAAATCAGCAACAATACCATCTGTATAAATATCAGCAGATCCTGCTGTATCATATTGCGAATGACCATTTATACTTACAAATCTATCAAATGGAACAAGTGCTTTGAAATCAAATGTAGCAGCGGTTCCAGCAATACCAACGTCACCTTCCCATGAAAGTTTGTAAGTATCAATATAACCATTGCCTGCAACTTTACGACTTGTTACATAAGCAACTAGATCACCAAGAATATAGTCATTTTCTCCTTCATCAATTAGAATAGGATTTACGAATGGACTATATATTTCTAAAGTATCATTATAATTATTTTGTGCCGCCATAAACAATTCAGTCGTTGCTGTTATATTTGGAGCAGTTACACTTGCAGAAGCAATTAGATTAGTTGCTTTCACTTCATTGGCTTTTACATCATTACAATCAATGTCATTAACATAGATGTCATATCGTGGAGTTGGAATAGAATTATCAATTAAATGATTGATCGACATATTCGTATATATACTATATATATAGATTTTTTTTTTTAATCTTAGTATATGATATAGAATGTCTAAAGTATTTGATTACGATCAAAATGGTAAAACAGATTTTAATGATATATATGCTTTTATCACTGACCTAATGAAAATAGAAAGTAAAAAGAAAATTATGAATAAAGAGAAAAAAAATAATGTAATGAAAATATTGAAAAGTACATTACCAACTGAAGTATATGATAGATTTCATATAATGTTAAGTTCTGCTATTGATTGGATATGGACTATTTCACAGAACCCAAAAATGCTCAAAGATTTAAAAGAGAAATGTTTATTGTTTCCTTGTTGTAATTAAGTAACTCACCAAAGAAATCTGATTGAGTAATAGTTTGAACTCTCTTTATTTTTCCATGTTAGATTACCTTGTTTATCTTTAATACCTTTCGCTCTTGCTAAATATCTTTTACGTCTTTCTTTATCACCATGATTTAAATGTGTATATAAACCTAAACCTGTTGAATCTTTAAATTGCTGAAAATTTTTATTTCCAAAGTGTATCCATTTATCACTAACCTTAACCATATACTTTTTATCTTTCCTAGTTGATTTCTTGAACTCAGGCATTATTAATATCTTATATAATATATAGTCATAAATAATTTATGAATTGTATGAAAAATAATCAAGAAGTTGAACCTGAAGGAGATTTAGAACTTCAGAGAGTTAATAGTGAAAGAAAAACATGGCGTTCTTGTTGTCTAACTTTAGACAGAGATTTTGTACAATATGCTGTAAAATATACAATACTTATAGGACTAATAGTTTTTTTTAGTTTAGAATTACATCTAAGTGAGAATTGCGAGGACAAGCAACTTTATAATTCTTTATTAATGTTTGTTGTTGGATTAGCAATCCCTGCTCCTCGTTTAAAATGAATTAAATTTTTTTATCTGTATAATATAATAAAATAAAAATGCCCAGAAAGAATACAAAGATTGAAAAGACCGAAGAAGTACAAGAAGTTGTAATTTCTAAACCCAAACGAGGAAGGAAGTCTAAGAAGGTAGAACCTGTAGCAACTGCTGAACCTGTTGAAGAAAGTGTTCCTGCTCCTGTTAAAAAGGTAAGAAGAAAGCGAGTGAAGGTTTCTGAAGAACCTCCTGTTGTTATTGAGGAAGTTAAAGTTGAGGAGGTGAAACCAAAGAAACGACCAGTAAAAATAAAAGTAGAGAAGACAAGTGATGCTAAACAAAAAAGAGCTCCTAGTAAATGGATGCTTCACGTTGCAGAGTTTAGAAAGAAGAATGAGGGTATGAGTTATCGTGATGCTTTGAAGAAAGCAAAGGAAACATATCAAAAATAAAATCTATATATATAGTATATAATATATAATATGTCTGGAAAACCTAAAGTTGAAATCAAAAGAGTTCCATCGGTTAAAGTTGTCCCTAAACCTGCTGTTGTTAAAAAAGCAAAGAAAGCTCGTAAAGTTCCACCCCATGCTAGGTTTTGGAATAAAGGGAAATGGAAAGAATCTCCTGAGTATAAAAAGTTCTTACAAGATAATGAAAAAAAAGAACAACCTAAAAAGAAATAATTTACTATCTACATAATTTTCGTTTTTTATCTTATATTTATAATATTTACATATATTATAAATAGAACATAATGGATTTTGAAGATAGATTTAGAAATGTACACATTCGCAATGCCGATAATCGTGATCAATATAGACATCATGAACTTGTAAGTAATATGGATCATGAACAAGATCAAAGTAATACAGATGATATTGTATATTACAACTTTGAAGTTCAAAATTCAACAACAACTATAGAAGCAAAAGAATTAGTTTTTGATGTAAATCGGGTTGAACCTATTTTAAAAGTTCCTTCTGATTATGAATATGCTGTAGAAAGATTTTCTTGTCCTTCGACATTCCCTATATATATTGAAGATCCTACAAATTATCCTTTACAATTACGATTCGTAATTCGAAATGAAGCAACTTCAGAAATTACATATCAAACTCTTGCATTTGAGGTTCGTGTATATGATGCTCTTGGTACTCCTGTTGTAAATAGTGTAAAAGTACCACAAAGTCTAAATTTAATTAAAAATGGTGTATATGATTATCAATCTCTTGTAAATGCTATCAATTATCAATTAATAAATGCTAATGAACAATTTAATTTTGAAAGAGCTGCAGAAGGTGAACAAATTGGAGCAATACCATATATGAGATATTTTCAAGGAACAGGAACTTTTAGTTTATATGCACCAATTGATGCAGAAAATACAGATGTTACATTTGATCTATCTCAAAATTTTCCTATTCAATATGGTGTTGTAGCACCAGATGCTCTTGTTGAAATTCAATTTAATACAAATTTAGCAAAATTATTTTCTGGATTATTTCAATGGGTAAGTGGTGATGATAATTGGAAAACTATGGTTATACAAGATATCCTTGGTAAAGAGGAATCAAAATTCAATGGTATCAGTTATATATATTCTAGTACACAATATGATGTTAGACCAGCAATGGAACAATTTAAAAAGATTGTATTTACTACAGATTCTGTACCAGTTCGTGATGAATTATTAGGAGAACAAAGAAATGTTGTACAGAGACAATTATTTGATTATGTTTTATCTAATAGATTGAATAATAAACAGAATATTAATTTTTTCCCAAATTATCTTAAATGGAATAATCTAGAATCAGAAACTGAAATGAGACGTATTAACATGAGAGTATATCTTGAATATCGAGATGGTACTTTATATCCATTAAAACTACAACCAGGGGAAATATTCAATTGTAAAATAGTCTTTAAGAAAAAGAAGACTACAAAAGTCAAAGACATAAGTCGTAAAAATATTGAATAAAAAATATACTCATATATTATATACAAACTAAAACATGTTAGTAAATCGTTTAACTACTACAATGATTCGTAATGACCAAAGAGGTAAGCAGGAAGAAAAACAAGGTTCTCCAGTTGAAATCGTAAAAGGGTTAGAAAGTCCAAGTCAGAATATCTATTATACACTTAGCATTATCAATCAAGTGGTAACAGATCCATTAGGTATTTTACCATCTATTTCTGTTCCAAAAGTTGCAGAATATAATATTGATAGATCTAATGTTATTTTAAGTGATCCATCAAAATATCGAGTTGCTGTATCTAGATTATCAATACCATCTGGTCTTATTCCTCTGTTCCTTTATCCATCTAATCCTTCTTATTATACTGTTACATTATCTTATTTTAATGGTCTTTCTACTCAGCAATTTACAAGAAATGTTACATATGTACCTTCTAGTGTTGGAGATGTATATGGTCAATATAGACCTGTATATCATATTAATGAGATGATACAATATGTTAATCTAGCATTTCAACAAGCGTATGATGATGCTGTAGCTGCTCTTGGTGCTTTAGTTTATTTACCTAAAGAACGCCCCTACTTAACATTTGATAGTAAGACACAATTAATAACACTATATGCAGAGACAGAGTATTTAGACTTTACGACTTTTGGCATATTTTTCAACACAACACTCTATGAAAATTTCTTTAGTGCCTTGTATGCTCGTGAGGCTGCGAGTGGTGTTCTTGGAAATTTTAACGGATTTCAAATCATACCCCAGAACCTTTTTACCAATGTCAATCAGAACGTTACACTACCAGGTGGAGGTGCTCCAGTAGATTTATATTTGGTGATTGAGGAATTTAGTACAACTGCATTATTTAACTCATTGGATAGAATTGCTGTTACTAGTCATCGTCTCCCCATTAGTGGTGATTTGATTGGAACACAACAAGATACGAGGGCTCGGATCCTCTACGACTTTGTACTTCCAGATACTATTCAAAATAAGGTTAAATATGAATTGGATCCAACAAGATTACGATTTCGTGAATTACATAGCCACACGCCGATGACAACAATAGATTTACAATTTTATTTAGTATATAATGACGGACAGATAGTACCGCTGTACATTCAAGCCGATCAGCGTATAGATTGTCAATTATTATTTGTTCCTCGTGGTTGTTTCTATATCTAATTTTTTTTTCTTGTTATATATTGTAGAGCAAAGATAATATTGTATTGTCTTTCTCTACACCCATATATCCATTCGTCTAAAAAAGAAAATAAAAAAATATAAAGATAATATATAGAATGGATAACATAAGATCTCAGATCCGTAATTATAAAAATAATCTTTGTGAGTCATCGTTAAATTTGTATATAGGAAAACTTAAACGATTTATGCAAAATGGTAAATTTGATATTAAGATATTTGATAATACAGATACTATTTTTAAACATCTTGATGAATATCCAAACATAAGCACCAGAAAGTCAATATTAATAAGTATAGTGGTCGCACTTCAAGCACAACCAAAACCAAATAAAAAACTAATTGATACATATCATGAACAAATGATGAAATATTTAAATCAAGAGAATGCTATTACCTTCAAACAGCAAAAATCAGAAAAACAAAAAGAACGTTGGATACAGATGGATCAATTTGTAGAAACCATCAATAAGGTAGGAGAAGAAATAAAAGAACAAAAAATTATGAAAAAAAAAGAGCTTGATAATTGTGAGTATCAATTATTACAGGACTATATAATATTGAGATTATATCACGAATACCCATTAAGAAATGATGTAGGTTCATTACATGTAATAAATGATGAAAAGAAAATAGAAGAAAATAAAAATTACTTAGTAGTAGGAGATGAATATAAAATAATATTACAACAATATAAAACCAAAAAAAAGTATGGAAAAAAAGAATATATATTAGATAAGAATTTACAAAGATTAGTAAAGAAGTTATTAAAATATAATGATAGTGGATACCTTTTATTGAATAAAAATAGAAAAGGTAAAATGACAAGGAATAATTTGACTTTACATCTCAACAGAATTTTTATAAAGCATACTGGAAAGAAAATAGGTTCTTCTTTACTAAGACATATTCAGTCGAGTGAGTTGAACAAGGATAAACCTACATTACAACAACAACAAGAAAATGAAAACAATATACAAAATAAATTTTTACATAGTGGTATGATGAATCAATTATATAGAAAAGTAGATTAACCAATATATCGATTCCCTTTGGAAATATTATCTGTAGCCCACAATGGTTGAGTATTCTCCCAGTGAAGACGCTCGATAGTTTCTTCTAAAGTTGGATTATCATATTTTAATGGTATTATATGGTCTATTTGCCATTCTCCATAATTATCCCAAGTCATACCATCTATAAATTGTTTTTCAATATGTTCTTTAAAATGTTGTATAGAACACCCTAGGTATTCTATAGAATGTTTTTCTTTATCAGAATGTAAAGCTCTATAAACACTATTTCTTACTATATTTGCTAAATGACCTTGTGGATCACATATTTTACATGTTTTTTTTTCTCTATTATGTTCACATATAGAGCCTCCTCCACATTCTTTACATTTTGATTTTTGTCTATTATGAACGCATATTTGAGTTCCTCCACATTCTTTACATATTGATTTATATCTATTATGCTCACATATTTGATATCCTCTGCATTCTTTACATGATGGTTTTTGTCTATTATGTTCGCATTTATTTTTTTGTTTCCATTTTTTTTCTTTATCAAGACATTCAATACATCGTTTCGTAAATGTACCATCTCGCTTTGGTTTAAACTCCTTGATCAATAAATTAACTTTGCATCTATTACACTTTTTTCTTTCTTGAATAGAAGTCATCTTGTATTTGTTGTTTATTGTCGTTTTGTTTATATATTTTTTTTCGTTTTTTTACATAAAAATTTTTATATTATATTATATATATAATACAAAAATGAATATTGAAGAAGATTACGAAGAAATGAAAGTACGTACACAATCTGATACAGAAGTATTGTCTGATGATTCTCAAGTAAATCCTTTAGAAAAAACAATCTATGATTTGAAGATTAATGATTCAGAAGATGATGAACTAGATGAACAAGGATATATTAAAGAGAAAGAAGGAGAACATCCATTCTTGACTATTTGTAGAAAAATACATAGAAGGGTGAATGGTCACTATATCGAAGATCTACGAAAGTATATGAATAGTAAAGGTATGAAATTCACTATTTCTAAACTTCATGATGAATACAGAAAAGAGATATTACCCATGGACAATTCTAATCCTGTAAAGCAAGAAGTTGATTGTTTGTTAGATTATCTTGGTATTTCATATTATGACTTAACAATACCTAATGATGTATAATTAAATTATTGATATATAATATAATAAAATAAATGAGTAGGTATATTACAAATCAATCTTTAAAAGAAGAAGAAAATCGTGTACGTCAATACTTTGCAGATAGACAAAGAGTAATTGATGAAATCAAAGTTCCTGATATGATGGCTGTTCGTAAAGCAGATGGTTATTACAAAGGAGATGATGTAGCAGGTACTGCATCTATGAATAAAATCAAATCATTCTGGAAAGTCCCAGAAAAAGCAGGAGCCGCATTAGATGATATTATTTCGGCTGCGAAAATAACAGCTGGAGCTTATACAGGAGGAGTTACTGGAGCTAGTACTGCTGCTGCTGGAGAATTAGCGAAAAAAGATTTTGATGTCAGTGGATATATTAATTTTGATGATAGTGATGCTGCTCTAGATAAAGATGATCCATCTGGCTTATATTACTATTTAACCAAAGATGAACAACAACTTGCAAAAACCGATGATACTTGGCAGACTGTTAGTACCATTGGTTCTGTTGTAGCAGGTGTTGGTACTTTTGGTACTGGATTTTTACTCGGAATTGGAAATCCTAATGCGCGCGAAGCTACTCAAGAGGCACTGGGTATTCGCCATAGCGATCTAATCAAAAACGCAATAAAAAGACGTAACGCTGATTTACAATTACAACAAAGTATTAAAAATGGTAAAGCGATGAATCAGAAAATACTTGAGGAAACCCGTGCTGACTTTGAATTAGCTGATATGCAATCTACACTTTATGTACAGAAAATGAGTCCAATATTCGAAGATATCCAGAGACGCTCACTTGGTCAGGCTGCAACTCTTCCTGTAAATATAAGTATTCCAAGTGCTGCGTCAATCCCAGTCAATTTCTTAAAAGGAAGGGGTTTGAATAAAAAGAAAAATCAGATGCACACCAATTTATCACACTTCTTAGTTCCACATAAAGTCCAGTTCGAGAGACAGATGTATGGTGGCTTATATAAGATGTTCAAACGCCCAGAAGAAGAAATGGTGTATGTCAGGTATTAAATATATAAAGGATAAGTGTTTATAACACTATAAGACACTATGCCTAAAAAACCTATTGATTATTCGAAAACAATTATTTA